ACTGAATCCATATTCAATATCGTAACCTCAATAACAAGATTTGAAATACAGATTGCCTTTCTAAAGATATTTGGACTTACCGAACATATTGGAATAGACCTTGCTTGGCACATCGAAAAGAAGATGCGCTACAACGAGCTTAGGAGTTACAAACATGGGAATAAAAAGTATTGAGCATGAAAGCAAGAATAAAATCAAACGGACATATAGTGAATGTCCACGAAACGGGAGAACGCGTGATTAGTAAAAACGGTATCGAACGAACATATATAAGCGATGATTGCAGTGGAATTTACTATTCCCAATCGGAACTCGAATTTATTCAAAAACCTAAAGACGACACCGATTGGAACCAAGTCCGCATACAGGCGGCCATAGCGGCCATGCAAGGAATGGTTGACGGACAGGTGCATACTTCTTCAAAGATAGCACTATCCGAGAATATCAAAACCATGGCCGTAAAATCCGTAATGTGTGCCGACGCTTTGGTGGCAGAACTCAAAAAGAAAGGAGGAAACGATGAAGAATAGAATCTACATAAGCCTTCCCATCAGCGGACGGGACATTGAAGATGTGGAATCGGCCATAAAGTCAGCTGCCGCACAGATAGAAAAACATGGCTTCAAGGCGGTGTCGCCTTTGGAAGTGTCTCCCGACCCCGAATCAAGTTATGCCGTACACATCGGGCGCGGCATCACCGCATTGCTTGAATGCGATGCGGTCCTTGTCCTGCCCGGATGGGTGGAATCCAAAGGATGCGCACTCGGAATGGAAGCCGCACGTATTTACGGCAAGAAGATACTTACGAACTATGGAATGTTGGACTATTACGCAAAGGAGGTGGAAGATGAACGGCATCCCAAAAGTTAAAAATAGGATAATCATGAAAATAAAGTGTTTTTTCTTTGCGTATATAACGTAAACGATATACATTTGCAATGTAAATCAAAGCATAGGGGCTATGAATTGGAATGAGATGAAGAAGAAGGCGGTTGAAAACGGATTTGAGTTCCTTAAACATGGAAGCCGGCACGACATCTATGTGAATAGGGATACAGGAAAAATCATCCAGATTGAGCGCCATTGGTCGCAAGAAGTGCGTCCCGGCTTGATGAACAAGCTGAAAAGAGAAATCGGGTTTTAATGCCCGGTTCCTCTTTCAGGTAAAAATATACGATTATGAGATTGAATGTAACGATTGAAAAGCAAAAGGACGGAACTTACATCGCCTATAACACGAATGACGATGAAGTCGTACTTGTCGGAAATGGGAGTACCGTAAACGGTGCGAAAGATGATTTCTTTAACTCCATGCACGAAACTGTTGATGCTTGCAAGGAAAACGGGATACCAATCCCATGTTCCCTCAATGAAGAACCCGTATTCAAGTTCGACATAGCATCGCTATTTGAATATTACAATATGATTAATGTCAGCGCATTAGCCCGTTATCTCGGAATTAACGAGACACTTATGCGCCAATATAAGAAAGGAGATACTTATATATCAGAAAACCAACTCAAACGAATAGAGGACGGCATACACGTCCTCGGAGAAGAATTATCCCGTCTGAAACTCGTATAGCCCCTGCTTTGGATTTCAGACACATGAGAGCACCGGATTCCCGTTTCCGGTGCTCTTTTTTATACCCGACACCTACCGTGCCGGGCTTCTTGTTATATATAAACCCGAAAAAAATATTTAATATGAACAAACCCGATGATAATTTAAGATTGCTTTTCGTTTATTACGATTCCTGCAACGACTTGTTGGAAGCCTTCTGTGAGAAGCACGGCTTCGACTATGAGGATGCCCGCAAAAGTTGGGTCGCCGGGTGCGTGGGAGAAACCGTATGTTGCGGAGACTATTTCTTCGACATGGACGTGATAGTCACCGACCTGAAAGAAAACGCCCCCGAAGGGGAACTGCTGCGTTGGTATGGCTACACCCTGGAATGCCATTCCCTCGGCACGAACGGATGCAATTATTCCTCATGGCTAGAAGGATGCCCGCGACTGTCAGAAGATGAAATGGCAGAAATCAGGGTATGTCAAAAGATTGTGGAGGAAGCAAGGGAACAGCTAAATGAATGTGTAACCAAGTATAAGGAAAGGGGATTTTGATGATGGTTAAAAATATGAAAGGAGAATAGACAATGGCGACAGGAAAAAATGAATACCTATGGCACAAGGCATGCCTCGCAGCCATGGCCAACAACCAACTCACCCAAGAATGGGAAGTCAGGCTCTATGCAACCTCGCTCTACAATGCGATGCTGTGGGGAAGAGGGACAAATTGAAAATAAAAAGGGGGCCGGCCCGCACGACCAAGCCACCCCCAACGATTATTCCGTCACAAATATACGGATTTCTAATTAAATAATCGTGTCATGGAACTGGATTTTGATAAAATCATACGTATAAGGAAAATCAGAAGCGTAAAATCGGACTTGTCCAAGGAAGAAAACACCCTGTCCCGTCCGGTCTTGTCCGACAAGAAGCTCATACCCGAGATTCACAAAGTCTTCACAAGCCTTATCGTCGAGAGAGGGTGCAAACCGGCCACAAATACAGTGATTCAACGGAAAAAGTTCATCTTCATAGTCCTTTATCTTTATTCCCCGTCCTCTTTGGCCGGGGACAAGATGGCTCCCGGATTGCGTGATGAACTGTCCAATGTGTTGGGCGTACAGGCCAAAAGCACCATATCCAACAATTGTGCGAACCTTGTCTTCCTTTATCAGAATTATACATCCTTCCGTAAGGATGTGGAATACCTGTGCAACAAGATTATTTCATGGTTGAAATCCCATGAGTTGGTAGAATGAAAAGTAATATTTCTATTACAAATTCCAATTCAGCACAGCCATAAGCCGGCAATAATCCATATACGGAAGATTGTCGGCAATGGCTATGAGTTCATCTATGTACACGTTTCTTCGCATTTCTCTCGATTTCCCTGCGCTGACGGCGGTTTACGCCATACAGCTTGGCATATTCATTCAGTTTAACTTTTTCCTCGTCAGACAGGAGGTCATAGACTTCCTGACCCCGTTTGCCGGATATGATGGCTTTCAATACGTTCAACATCCCAACTCCTTTCTACAATGTTCGCACAAAAATTTCTTTGCAACCGGAAACATCTTCTGCCCGACGTAACCGCTAAGATACTGCGCTTCCTCCCCATACGGGTCAATCCCGGATGCCTGCGAAATATGACGGCACAGATGCCCCTTTTCGTGATCCCATGAGTTCTGAAACTGCTCCGGTGTGGAAGTGAGGGAAAGCACCATCACCGTTTCACGGTCGTGGAAATTTGAATAAGTCAGCCCGGTATTCAAGTTGCCTTCTGTCAGATTGCGGTATGCCTGTCTCAACGAATAACCGCGGCATCCACAATCATACAGGTCTTTCATTATCCGTTCAGTCCAATAGGTTGTAACGGCATAGTACACCCTCACGCTCCACCCATACTTCGGTATGTAGAAATCCTGCACTATCATAATGTTACATCATATCCTCCCAAATGATTGGTGTACCCGAACCAATACAATCCGCATAGAAGCGGGTAAAAGGAAGCCCGTCATAACCGTCAGGGTCATCAATGTAATCCTTGATGAACAATGCAAGATGGGATTCATCGGCTATCGAACTCTTATAATAATCCGCCTTGCCCATGTTGGCCGCATACACACAGTCGTACCCTGCATCCTTCTCCAGCTTGATGCCGTATTTTTTCAACAACTCTTCCACCTCGTCCTTCTTCAATGCATCTAGCTTTTTCTGTTTCCCGGTGGATTCGTCCTTGGTTTTCATTTTCGACACGGCCCACTCGCACATCTTCTTCGAGAAGTGCCACCCGTATTGCGAAATATATTCCTTCATTCCCGAAGGAAACCGGTCATAAGCATCCAGTCTCTGTCCCATAATCTTCTCCTTTATGATTTAGTAAAAGAGAGGGGAATTCCACCCCTCCCGTATCAATAAAACTCACCATTGGCACGTCTGCGCCGACGTTCTCCCATCTCATCCATTCGGGGATACTCCGGGAAGTAACCCGGCATACGGCGTTCGCCCATATCGTAACGTTCACCATACCCCCTGTTGCCATATCCGTTTCCGCCACTGTAGTTTCCGCTTTCACGGAACCCCATTCCGCCCCGCATCTCGTTCATGGCCTTTTCATATCCGTGACGGCATCCTTCCCTGTAAGCTTCTTCAATCTCACCGCCGTCTCTCATACCGAAGCCGCGTCCGTAATCGTCACGCCCTTCTTCCAAAATACTCCACATTCCCATAATCATTTCTTTGTTTTGGATGTGTCAGAACCAAGACCAAACTGTTCCATCAGTTGCTTGTTCAATGTCATAAGGTCAGCCATATTCCGGCTCATTTCAGCCATTTGCCCCTTCAGGTCAGCTATTTCCTTGTCCTGTTGCTGTTTTGCAGCAAACTCAGGATTCAAAAGATTCAGCATCTTATCACAAGAGGCTATGACGTTCTGATGGTATTCAACACTGTTAAGAAGCTCGATGCTCTTCTGCTTCATCATGGCCACTTCGTTGTTCATCGCGTCACGCGAACAGGATATGACGATATTGCCGTTCTGCCCGAAATCCGCAATCTCCATCCCTGCCGGAAGATTCTGGAAATTGGTGTTCTGTCCGTTGATATTCACAGACACGTCAACCACCATTTCCATTGTCGGCATCTGACCGATGGGTGGGTTCATGGGGTATTTCGGATGCGGTGCTGAAACATTTATTACCGAACCGTACTCAATGAAAGGACTGTTTTCCTTGTGAAGGATATACAACTGGCTGTTTGGTCTTAAATTCTGAAACATGATTGTTTGACTTTTATGAGGGAGCCTGCGAAACACAGACCCCCGCCTTGTTATTTACTTGCTCCAAAAGAAGCGGTTTCTTTTGCCCGTGTCGGTGCTGGTGCCGAAGTCGGTCTGTAACCTCCATTCACCAGGAACAACTCATTCGTGTACTTGTTGTAATGGATTTCATAGATACCCTGTCCGGCAAGATTGGCCACTGTTACAGGCTCATTGTTGTAAGCCATCAGCGGACGTGTGTCACCGTTCGTGCCTATCAGAATAGGCAGCGTCTGAGTTGTCCCGGCCGGGATGTCCTGACGGAGACTGATGTAGAACCCACCGACATAGTTCCTGCCATAGAAGGCATGGTTCGGAAGTTCCAGAGTGACATTCTCCGTACCCACATTCACCGCCACGGTCGGCAGGGTATTGTAGTTTACCCTGCCAAGTCCCGGAAACCCGAACGGAAATCCTGTAAAAAAGTTAGGCCACATAGCTTACCTCCTTTCTTACATTATCCCCAATAACCTCCATTGCATCCGCAACCATATCCGCTCCGACCGTAAGCGTCACCGGCATAAGCACCGAAAGCAGCTGCACGGTAAGTATCAAGATTTACACCTACGATATTAGGATATTGTACGGGTACGGTTTGCGGCATACGGCACTTGATTCCGTCCACATCCCCCTGCAAAGCCTGCAAACCTGCTGCCAACGGAGCGATCTGCTGGCCTACTGCATTCAGGATAGTAGCGTTCTGGTTACGCTGTGAGATTTCAGCCGTCAGGGTAGCCTTCTCGGCCGTCAGGGCTGCAATCTTATCCTGCAAAGCTTGATTTTGAATGGCGTCAAGTTTCGCGAGTATGGCATTCGTGTTCGCCGTAGCTCCGTCACGCAATGACAGCGTGTTCTGGTTGGCTGTGTTCACAAGTTGGTTCGTCTGGTTGCACATGGCAAGCTGATTCTCATATCCCATCGTTGTGATGGCATTCTGCGTCTTGCAGCAGCAGTCAGCAAGCTGTGTCAGGATAGCCTGATTCCCGCTTTGCATCGCATTGATGATTTGGTTGGTAGACAAGCCGACCTGATTACCAACCTGTGTAATGCTGTTCTGAACGTTGCACAAGGCTGTCTGGATCTGTTGTGTAGAACAGTTGAACGAAGAAGCCAACTGGGAAATAGCGTTCCCGTTACCCTGTATGGCCTGCATCAGCAATTCACGTCCCGAATTTCCAACCAGTTCCGCAGGCAATCCGTTGCAACCGTTACCGCCACGTCCGCCAAAGAAACCACCGTTGCCGTTCCATCCGAAAATAGAAGCAATCACCACCAGCCAAATGATAGACCACCATCCGTCCTGTCCTCCAAAGCCGTTGCGGTTACCCATCAAGGCAAGCAGGTTGGGGTCAACGCTTCGTCCTCCTCCAATCATGCCGGGGAGCAATGCAGTGATGTCCATTTTGCTGCCTCCGTTGGTACCATCGCTGTTAAAAACATAAGTTCTCTCCATAATGTATCTTTTAAATTAAACGTTACAAGGTCAGGCATATCCTGACCCTGCAAAACTACAAATACATTATGTCACTCAAAATCAATCTTTTCCCAACTCATTCCCGATTCTTTCCAGATATATTCCCATCATTTTCCCGCACCTCACACGCGAGGAAAAATTGGACAGCATATAGTTTACCGCACGTTTCGTCTTGTGCACCAATAATGAAATCCGGGAAGGGTAGAAGCCCTCCTTAAAAAGGAAATACACAAGCAAGTAACGTGCATCAACCACCTCCGTTTCCTTGCTTCCCGACAATATGATTCTTGGTGAAATCTCCGTTTCCCTGCTGACAACCTGAATAATCTCATTAAAAATATCTTCCTTGCACATACAAAATCCGATTTTTATTCATATCTTTGTCATACCACATGACAAGGCGTTTATATACAACGATAGCTCGCGATGAAGACATAAAGCCCTCAACGCGCGAGCTATTTTCGCGTCTTGTCATGTGGTAATGCAAGGAACGTTGGGGGCTTTTTTATACTCCCGTCCTCGAAGGAGTAAACATTACTTTTTCAGCCTGTACACAAACCTCCCGAATCCTATAAGGATGCAAACGACCACGGCCACGAGCGCAAAGCCCCCATAGTGCAGCTTCGTTTCCTCCCACCTCGAAAGCTTGCGCTCCGCCACCTTTTCCAACGACTGGCCATCCACCTTTTCCATCAACGAATCAATCCTGTGCGAAAGCCGCAGGTAATCCGCCATTGCCTTCTCCTCCAGTTCCGACATCTCCCGGTCACTCCGGTCAACGCTCGTGTGGCTCTCACGTTCCTTATACTGCCTCCCGCAAGAATCCGGTGCCGACCATACCACCGTCCGGTTTTCCACCTTCAAGTCCGAAAAACGCTCCATCGTCTGCCGGACGGCACGTGACAACTCCATGCGCAGGCTGTCCACGGTATCCTCAAAAGAAGAACTGTGCCGGGCATAATCTGCCGCACGTTCCGTTTCCAAATGCTTTGAACCGGCACATCCGCACATGGCAAACAACGACAGCCCCACCACGAGCCAGAACACCGGCACCATCAGCCAAGGCCAGAACACTTTAAAAAATCTATTCATTCCTACTTCTTTTTGTGGCAACGGGAAAGCGGCAACCCCGACTTGTTCATGTGGGATTGCCGCTTGATTTATTGTGTGGTTGTGGCACTCAAAAGATTTTTGCCTGTCTTGGGGCTTCGATGTGTTCGTAGAACTCCACTATCTTGTAGGACTTGTTTTCATAAGCCTTGTACGTGGGGTTATACCTTTTCAGGATTCTCATTTTCACTTTGATTGCGTCACCTTTCCCGAATCGGGCACCTTCGTCGATTTCCTTCATCAGTGCGTCGTCTTTTACCGTCATCTGAATCTTGAAGCCGTTGTACATGAACTGCCACCGGCTTCCCGGCTCGAAGTTCAGCGCGATAATGGTAAGCACGGCATCAACCGTTTCCACCACCTCCTCCGGAAGTACTTCCTCTTCGTCAAATCCCGTATAGATATACTCCTTGAAGTCCGCTTTGCCGAACTCCACGGCATCGCCTTCTCCCGTGTCTACTTTAAGACCCTCCACACTCGCGTCCGCGTCCGCCGTCTCTATGGCTTTTGACACAGCCTCACGGACTACGCGGTTATTATACACGTTCACGATAGTCTGGTTAATCTCCACTCTGTTCCCTACACCCTTGACAGTAATGGAACTCTTGTCCTCTTCTGTCTTGGCAGGTCTGCCTTTCAGCAATCTGTATGCCCCGAAAACACCGCCCACCACTGTACAAAGGCTGGCCAGATATCCCATCGCGCTTTCGGAAAATATCTGTCTTATGACACTTTCCACCACGGAGACATCTATAATGAAAGACCCTTTTTCGATAGCATTCACCTTCAATTCTATGTCTTTGGTTCCACCACCGAGTTCCTTATTTGCTTCAGCCACGACCGTTTGATAGTGTATCAGCACGTTAATCAGCGTGTTGGCATCAATTTGGCTGTTCTGCCCTTCAAATACTATCTTCATTTCTTTTTTCATTGTATGCCGCAAATTTAAAATAAAAAATCTGTTATTTCAATTTTTCATCGGATTTTAAAACAACGTCATCCGTTATTTCAATATCCGGAGAGGAATTGAAACAGTACGTCAATCCCACCAAGTCAAAGACCGCTTCCCCGCCACCGGGTTAATAATCATTCATTCACATCGCCAACGCACGTGCCAACATCCAGGCACCCAAGGCCAACACGAGGAAGACCAACCAAGGCGGCAAGCCCTTCCCGTCGCCCCTTCCGCCGTCGTCAAGCATCGGCCAGTATTCATCACTCGTTCTCATGTTCACGCGATATTAAAGAACCTGTCAGCCTCCCATTTCCTCCGCTTCACCAGTCCGTCAAGCTTCCGCTTCTTCCCGGCCACCGTGGCATACACCCACCTCATGAACTCCGCACGCACCTCCGCATCCGGGGTGCAAGCCCGTATTTTCTTCAAAAGAGTGGAACCGGCCAACGCGTCGCACCCAAGGTTGTACGCGAAGTCCACCAATGCGTCGAACTTGTTCTGCCGCTCCGTCACGCCTAATTTGTCCACGAATGCCTCATATTCTGCCAAGTCGCGCCTGAGCTGCCGTTCCGCCTCTCCCTCCGTCATCTTGTCGCCACGCTTCACGCCAACCGTATGTCCGTAGCCTATCGTCCACACGCCCGCCGGGCACTTGTAAGCCGTGCCCCGGAAACCCTCGAACCTCTTTATCGCCTCAATCAATGTGTTGCTCGCTTTCATATCTACATTTTTTTGTTTAACTTTGCCATCGCCTCCCGTGAGGGACGCTCATGTAATTCATATGTTTTCATAGTATTAAAAATTAAGATTAACTTGAGGGGAGGCGGCGTGCCTCCCCGTTTTCATGCCCCGCTTCCCTTCAGTGCTTCTATTTCATCCCTTAATGCGGAAATTTCCGATTTTATGGCCTCAATTTCATCATTTAGCTTCTTTCCCATTGCGGCGGATAGCGGCTTGTCTGTGCTGCTATTAGTGAGTGTATTATTAACATCTGCAACTCTCACTAAAGAGTCCTGTTGTATTAGGTTAATAGAATACCCACTACTAGTTGAATAATGTATACTAACAAAATAGGTATATGTAAGTGTAACAAACATTATATTTAGGTCCTCAGAGTTATTAGCATATACACTAGCAGGTATTAATATATTATTTGTTTCAACAAATACAATATTTCCCGTATTTACAGCATCTACCCATCTATCATAGGTAAAGTCTCCCAAAAAGGATTGAATAACACCTGTATTACTATCAGTACTGAGGTTTTCAAACCCTTTTAATATATACACTCCGTACTTCTTCCCGTTAAACCAAATACTGTTTTCATCAGTACTGAAAGACATTAAATTAGGTGTAGCACTTTGTGCCGCTTTACCCTGTGCGGAAGTCTTCGTCACCGCCACCCTCAGTTTTTGACCGTTTGCTGCCATGAATTTTCCTGTTTTTTAAATTGTTGGTAAAAAATCATTCTATTGTTATGCTTTCCCCGCCGCCACCGCCTTGCGTCTGGTGGCGGGATATGATATAAGTGTCGCCCGAGCTTTTGATTTCCCAACCCTCGTAAGCCTCATTCATACCGTAGGAAAATGAAATATAGTTGTCCGAGCTTCCCGTTACGATGTACGTACGCTCGTTCTGGTCATCGCGGATGACCATCGTTTCCCCGGCCCTTATGCTGTCCCACACGATTTCCGTCAGCCCGAAAGCGTCCAAGTCATCCTGCGTCCGACCGCTGCCGATTTTTTCCTGAAGGGTACCGAAGTCGAAAGCCGCATAGGGATGCTCTGTCGTACCGCCGCCCATGCTGAACGTCTTCCACGCGCCCCAACGCCCCTCAGCCTCCCGGTTCATGTCATAAAACCGGTGGTAAAACATCGGTTTGCCGTCAACGTGCGTGCGCCCACTGAGACTGTGCACAATGCCCCCCTCCAAGTCCGACACGTCCGTCAGCAACACCTGTTCCATGCCGTGCTGTCCCCAACTGTCGCAGAACACCATCATTATGCCTGTCACCTGCCCGGCATCGTTCGTCACAGAATAGCATCCTCCCTTGCGCGTGCGCATAATCTCAAGGCAAGAACGCGGGTCACCATCCTTGACACCCATCGACAAGTCTGTTTCCGGCACACGAGGGGCATCCGTCAAGGAATTCCACGCTCCCCACGTCCCATTCTCGCGTACCCTCCACAAGACGCTGTACACATCCGAGCTGCGCGTCAGCCCCTTGTACGTGTCGGCACCACCTGCATACACCGGCGACAACCGCCCCCGCACCGACTGCAACCACATATCCTCCGCATAATTTACCGGGACGTTCTCCACCGTGAAAGGGCTGCCATCGTAGTCACCACGGAAGAAACCCGCCTTCTGCTTCCCCGCCTCGCCGGAACCGTGAAGCCCGTCCAACAGCGCGTTCAGACCGCCGTCATCCTCCACGCCGCCCAACCACTTGTGCGGGTCGTGAAGCGCATCGCTGTCCTCTGCCGTGCCTTGCAGGCGATTCAAAAGGTAAGACTTAAACTCGGTGTCAGTGAAACTCAGTAAATCAAGCATTGCACCACCGACCCGGGATGCCGTATTTTCACCGGGCTTACTTGCATCCCGGATTTGTTCTATTTCTTGTCTTATCTCTTCTATATCCATATTTCAGTCTCCTATGATTCTAAATTTAATCCGGTTTGCTTTTACTTTACCGATACCTCGGTACAATGGATATTTATCTTTGTTTTCAGAAAGAAATAACACGCATTCATGAAGGTATTTATCCGCAATGGAAAAGGCGTCATTATAAGCTAAAATACGTTCCTTTACGCTTACCTTATCACTGTAATCATCATCTTTGAATGTAACCCCAAACCGGGTAACATTTATATCATTGTTTTTTACTATTCTGGCATAAGAATAGTAAGCAAGTGCCCTTTTAAGACCGGAAAATGTATGTTTGTATCCGCATTTATCCTCATACTCACCTCCATTTAATAAATCATCGTACTTTTCAGGATTAGACCTTATATCCATCAAAAGCACGTCACCGAGACTTGATTTCAGATCTATATCCTCACTTTCGCGGATATAGGTATTAATCTTCTTATCATCTATATGTCCGGATATGGGTCGGGACAGATCAGCAACTTCATTCGTTTTTATCAGATGAACCATTTTGCACATATCTTAATGGGGTTATACTATAATCGTTTGAAGGGTTTACCGGTTCAAACCAATATTTGAAAATGCGTGTAATCACCCTTTCAATAAAACGTTGTTGTCGTGACACGATTGAATTGTAATACTCAAAAGCGTCCGACAAAATATCTCCGCTAAACCCGATTTTTCCTTTCCGGATACAATACCATGGCTCCTGTCCGAAAGCGGAATATATACGTTCTGTCACGCTTGAATCCGTGACTTCAAACTCTTTGTCGTAATTCTTGGAGTCCATGTTGACAAATTCGGGCTTTTCTTCGTCTGCCTCCACTGTTATTTCGACTATTTTGCCCAAATTCTTGTCCCCTTGAATCTTGGTGAGAGAGTTCATAACTTCGTCATTATCATAATCTATGGATTCACTTCCATCAAGCCCTGTTTGAGTTACAGAATTGGCCTTTTTTGACAGCATGATTGTGGAGGGCATGAAATTGCAGCGGACATTTCTGTATTTTACATTGGAAAGCCCCTCATCCGTGCTCATTTCCGTGGCCACCTTGTCTCCCTTTCCTACCGGATATTCATAGCTCCCGAACAAAGTTTTCCAAAGGACTTGTCCTTTATAGTTTTCAATACCTCCGGCATGTTCAATTTGTGCCAAAACCACCTCTTTAATAGGATTGAAGACATCAATGTAGTCTATATTGTCTTTTTTCACTTGGATAGTCTTGCCATTTCTTGTTTTTTTCCCGGTCCAATCAGGATGTACGGCAATTTTTGATATGACACCGTTTTCGTCAGGTTCCGTCAATCGGCAATTTTCAAACGGGACATGGTTCAACTCTACAATTTCCCCAAAAACGTTGTAATTGACATGCAAGGAGATTCCGTTGAACATTGCCATATCCTGACACATCCTACAATGCACCTCATCCACCGTATCGCCACGCCTGTTGATTACATATTCGGAAAATAATTCATCCTTGAATCCATTTCCTTCAATAAAATCAGCGAGCTGGTCAATACATTCGTTCCCTGATGGGCTTGCATGCACTATATCGCGGAAAACTTGTGGATACAAATTGTCTTCTCCGTATGTTTGGATATTCAGAGCCTGGATAAACTTATTGTCAATCCTTGGAGAACTTTTCTTACTGAGTTCTTTTACCTTCATGTCCCGTTTGTTTTTATTCCTCCAACCTGTTTTGTGCTTCCTTTATGTAGGCATTCAGAATTTTCACCCTCATTCTTTTCCCGTCAATCATGTAGCCTTTGTATTTTGCTTTCACATCTTCAACGGTTTCACCATTTTCCAACATTTGGGTCATTTCTTCAATGACTTTCTCTGCATTCCCGTTTTTCCGATTTTCAACACGTTCAATCCAATCGTCAGGTAATACGGAAAAGAACACACGCCCCTCCGGATTTGCAGCCAAGTATTTTTCCGCAATTTCATCGGTCAAATTGGCATTGGTGTACATTTCACCACTTCCAAACTCCATTTGAATGAGTGCCCCGTTTTTTAGGCTATACAAATATCTTTCTTTCATCTTACCTTTGCTTCTTAGATATAAATACATTTGTATCACGGCATCGTAATAACAGTCATTACATGAGCTTCTCACGAAATTTCTACCATATACGGCGTAATACAATTCTTCGATTTCTGTTTTATCTGAATGAGCCAAAGTTTTTTTGTCCTTTAGCTCATTCAGTCTGTTCAGGGCTTCCGTCGCATTCATATTACTCAGCTTCCGTGGTTAACGTGTCAATAGCAGCCTTGGTAGCCTCGTAACTTGTCTTGAACAAGAACAATCCCGACTTTGGAGCCTTTGTTTCTTGGAGGGAAACCAACCATCCGCCATCAGTATCTTCCGAATACTTGTCGTTGGTTATTTCGCTTGCCCGAAGTCCCTGGTACCAACCGAACACTTGGAAAGCTGCATCGCCCGGATTCGTTTCCTTGCTCGTTCCCTTATACTTGTTCTCCAGAATGACCACAAAAGAGCCATTGGCCAAACCATTAATGATTTGCTCGCAAGTGTCCGGGTCATTGTTGAAAACCACAAGGTTCACCGTATTGGTGAATGTATTGCGGTAAGTGCCTACGGCCAATGCCACATTGGTGCCCGTAAATGGAGTATTCCCTAATTGTGCACATTTGAAAGCCTTTTTCTTGGACTTCAAAACAAGGGTTTCAATCACATTCTTACGGGTGGCATTAAACGTGGTGGCTGCAAAATCAATATCCGAACGGTTTATGATGATGCCTTCACTCTCCACACCGGGAACAATAGGGTCGTCGCAATTAATCGAAATGTCTCCCTTTAAAAGAATATCACAAATAGCCATGATTCACCTCCTTTTTAATATGCCATTTGGAAAAGGTTGTCTTCTCCGATTAAACATCCCAACTTTCCGGTTGAATAGATGTAATTCATACGGTCTTTCCGGTCAAACCAGATGTCAAGGTCGGAAATCAACTCATTTGCAGGCGTACCGACAAAAAGCTGTTTGGGTGATCCGTACATCGCACGATGGGGAAGGTTCAATTTTGTACCGTCATTCTGGTACGTGCGAATGAATCTATCCCAAATGGATACCCGGTAAATGGGCACGCCATTGTATTCAGCGACATCCAAGCCTTTGAAAACTTGTTCCCAATCCAATATGAGTTTATATTCACGCTTCAAATCCCGTGTCAGTGCGTCCCCGAGAGTTTTTGTGCAGAAGATACCGGCATCGTCCAACAAAGAAATTCTACTATCGGCGTTTTCAAGCAACTCATCGAAAATACCGATTGCTACTCCTGATTCTTTTATCTTGCTTAATTGCAATGCCATGGTTGTTTCTGAATTGGCCGCAATGGTTGTCTTTTGCGCCTCGTTTGCAGTACCTATGGCAAACAACTGTTTCCAAAATCCATTTGTTGTTTTAAACAAATCCACATTTATGCCATCCGTAATTTGTCCGGAGCTGCTGACATTTTTTGCATCTTTGTCACCAAACCAAATGAAACGCCACATCATGTGCTTCATGGCCAAATCGAGAGCCGGAAGAACAATGTCGTCCATGTATTCTGTGGAGGTCAAATCACCGATTTCCGTGCCGGTCTTTAAACAATACTCTGCAATGGTATTGATGAGGTCTGTGTAACACCATTTGAGGGGTATCTGCCAATCACCGATACTCCATTCCTTTTCAGCAAATTCAATCGCTGCGTTCTTATACGTTGGGTTACAGCCGGAACCATTCCAACCCACATCTTCCATTGTTCCAACCCATCCCAATTTGTCGCCGTTATGTACATTTTGCCGGAGGGTGTAGAAACGTTCCAAATCTTCATCGACAAAATTTGTCATAACCAACAGGTCTTTCAAAGACTTGATGGCTCCATTATCAGGAGTTAAACTTTGAAGGTCATCCCATTCTATTCTTTCTTTTGCCATACTCTTTATTTTTTATTTGTTGTATCTTTGTTTGAATTTCTCTCTTTTTTCCGCAAGCATCCGGTCAATTTTGCTATTTGATGTGGACATATTACTTTCAGGCTTCTTGTTTCCGACTTGCGTACTGCGCAAGGGAGGTGTATAATGGCTTGCAGCCGCTTTTCTTAGCCAAGATTCTCCACCGGCCTTTTCCACCATGGACAAAATACGGATTTCGTCTTCTGATTTTGCGTTGGCGGTTAAGTCGCTTACCTGACGTTCCAATTCTTCAATCCGGCTTTGTAGGGCTTCAACGTCTTCACCACCGCTTCCCGGTTCCTTTATTTCCGTGATTACCCCATCAGTAACGACAACTGTACGACCGTCCTCAAGGACAAATTCACCGTCAGGGGATGCGGTATCGCCTACCTGTATTTCACCCTCTTCACGTTCTACTGTCAACTCTTCACCTGTTGACGTTGTAATTACCATTCCGGAGGCTTCCGGCTTGGATATTCCCAAAGCCACCCCAAGCATCCGGAAAGCTTCTGCCACAGTGGGCTTCTTTTCTTCCTTCTCTTTCATTTCTGTTTTGATTGTTTGATTGTTTATAACTGGCTTCTCAACCTTTGCGCTCATTGCAGGCATTACGGAAGATATAAATCCCAATTCTACTGCCTTGTCGCTCCCGAACCATGAACCGGCAATCATTTGTGCTTCTATTTCTTCTTGTGCCTTTCCTGTCCGCTCTACATACAGTGAAAGCATCTTGTTCCGTTCCTGGTTGAGAAAGTTCATTTTCTCTTGTAAACTTCCAATAGTGAGGTCTTCATTGAATGCCCCCTTTGGGCAATATGGCTCATGTATCAGTAATTGTGCGTGCTGATACATTTTTCTCCTTTCAATAGGTGCGGCCAATAATATGACGGTAGCCATTGAAGCGCAAAGTCCTACCACCGTGCAACTGATTTCTTTCCCACTTGCGCGAAGCGCGTCATAAATGGCATATCCTTCAATGCAATCCCCACCGCAAGAATGAAGTTCTACTTCGATGCTGTTGTCAGACGGGTCCATCCAAGATAAAAAGCCCTGAATATCGCTGAATGAAACACAATCATCACCGGAAAGCCAGTACCTCATTTTGTCCGCATCGGCTGCAATGTCTTTGTTTATGAATAACTTTGCCATAACATTTAATTTATGGCAAATCTAACAAATATAATTATAATATAATTATTTATAGTGTAATTTCTACTGACACCGTACTGTCAGTAATGCCAAATTTAAAACAAAAAACGGATGGAAAATATCCATCCGTCTAATCGTGAACTTGACTTTTGTATTAATCAAGCAAAGCCCACGTGAAGTAAATCCCAAACTTTAGGTTATGTCAAAACGATAAACGAGGGATTACTCTATACGGTCTGCCGCCGCATTTATTCGCGCTGACAAGTCTTTTAATGCAAGGCGTAACTCCGCTTTCTCGGATTCCGAGAAGCCGCCCTCACCGCCATTGCTGTTTATTCCATCTAATTTTTGGTGCAGCCACGAACGGCTTTTACCGAAATATCTCACGGACAGCCGTGCCCAAGAAATATCCAAAAGGATGTCCGAAAGCGTTTGCTTCATTGTTTCACGTTTAATCATTACTGTCTCCATTTCTTTTTGTTTTAGTGGTTATTTCTTCTGTAAAATCCCCCTTCCCGCTTATAGGGAAGGAAGGGGGAAGTTGATTAGTCTCTTTCAAGAAGTTTCTCGTACAAGCCTTCAATGTACCATTCCAATTCATCGCTTCCATTGGGGTAAGCCTTTTTGTAATTCCTCACCGCATCGATGAACTCGGCTTCTAAATCAGTTAATTTTCTTGTTTCCATCGCTTATCATTTTGACAATACAAAGATAATAAACTTTTGTATATTACGCAAGGGTTTATGGAGAAAAATGAAAAGAAACAGAATATTTTCATATTTCAACGTGCTTTTTCATCCTTTTGACTATCCTAAAAACAGAACGTGATGAAATACTGTACACTTCTGACAAATAGGATGCGATATACTCTTGTTTGTGCCCCTCTTTAGAAAGCCGAGCGTATTCCTGAAACAGTTCAAGGTATCGGATATTTGACAAGTCAATTTTGTTTTTTGCAATTATTTCAATCAAATTGCGGTTAGCGGATAATAATTCGTATGATGTCATGATATGCTTTTATATAGTTCCAATATTCTCAATAACCTTTACCCTGTTGCCTACCGTGTTTATCTCTTCCACGCTGACAACCGGATTCGGCATAGATTGTACTCCTTTGGCCACGGCACGTGCCAACATGTCTTCCCCTATGGCTTGCTCCGCGCTTTGGGTAGCCTGAATAGGCACGCCTCCACCCATGGTGTTGAAAGCCGAAAGGATGGGAGCGAACATACGTGTTGATTGTGCAGTCATTACACTCTCACCATTGGACAGCCTTGCCGGTATGCTGTCACTTGTTTCACTTCCGGTACCAGTGACTAATCCGCCTTTTGCATAGCCACGACGGTTTTCATTGCCATTTCCACCATCTCCACCAATCTTGGCCGACTTGATAGCCTTTATGGCAGATGCCATGCTACTGATGATGGTTGCAGTTGCAGCTGCTACCGCAGCTATAGATTCCCACACGGAGTGTGATTTCCGGAAAGCAAGGCTCGTGGCTTTTGCTATGGCAACACCTTGTTCTATTGCCACCTCCGCAAGGGCGAGAACCTTTGCCGCCGCCACGGCCTTTTTGTTTTCACCGGCCAAGCTTGCAATGGCATCTCCGATTGAGCCATACGTGGCCGCAATGGCTTGTGCTTTTGCTTGGTTTATTTCCACTTCCTTGTCGGCCAACTCCTTTTGTGCGTCCACATATTCATTTTGAAGCTCGATTTTTCTAAGGTTAAATTCTTCTATGCTTTCACCCTCCAACTGGTGCAAGGATTCAAGTTCTTCTTGTTTATGTGCAACTTTGGCTTCCAGTATCGCAATTTCATTTTCTCCGAGTTGTGCCAGCTCCGTTTCATGCCGCAGGCGCATGGCTTCCATTTGCTTGTTCGTGATGTCATTCTCATGCTGCATCCTCAATTCTTCGTCCTTTGCCGCCCATGCCGCCCAAATGGCATCCTTTTCTTCTTGCGTGGCCTGCATGTTGGAAAGCTGCAAATCCCTTTCTTTTGCCAACTCTTCAAGCTTCAGGGCGTATTCCTGTTCACTGCCTTTTTTGACAGCCTGTAATTGGAGGGTGATAAGCTTTTGCCGGTCTTCGATTTGCTTCTGCAACGCCTCATTGTCCAAAGCGGCCATTTCATTGGAAAACTGTTTTTGTTTTGCCATTATTTGTTGGTTGATGGCCTCACGCGCTGCCGGTGTGAGGTTCTTTTCTTCATCCAACCTATTTTTCAGGTCTTCGATTTCACGGGTATAGTTCAACCGGGTTTGTTCCCTTAACTTTTTTTGGTTGTCCGTGACAAGTTTCAGTAATTCGTCCTCAGCCTTTCGGGTTTCTTCAATCTCCACGCGTTTCTGTTCACGTAACTGTTCCAAACGTTTTTTGGCGGCTTCCTGTTGCTTCTTGATTTCTTCATCAGTAAGCGTGTTTGTGTCCGTTGTGGTTGTATCGTTGGCAGAAATGTCCTTTGTGGCCGGATTCTCCACTTTTACAGGAATGGTGACAGGATCTATCTTGTCTTTCATTTCCCGGTTCGTTTCCTCAATCTCTTTTTTAGCTTGGGTAAACTGTTTTTTCAGAACCTCTGTGGTATTGATGGCGAAATCTTCCAACCCACCCGTAAACTCTTCCCAGTCAAACGTAAACACGCCTTTCAATACACGCCCCAATGATTTTAATTGTACTATAAGCAAATTTATCAGGTTGCCCACCGTTTTAAACATGCCGGTAAATATGCCGGAAATGGAATCGCACAATAATCTGAACGCTTCGGATTCCTTATACATGGTTTTGAACCAATTTATAGTATCACTTATGCCGTTGATTATTTTGGCAAGCCCCTCGTTTACAAACACAATGGCTTGCGTTTTCATGCGTTCAAAATCACCTCCTGTCTTATCGAACAATCCGGAAAGTGCGTTTTGCAGTTCTATCTGTGAATTTAACTGTTTCTCTTCCAATTCACCGAGTTCACCGGCTTGTTTCTTGACTTCATCGAGGTTGGTTTCTATCTTTCCCAAGGTCTTGATGTATTCCAGTCCGGCATCCTCACCGGGGTCACCGAAAATATCGGCTATTGCCGTACCCACTTTTGCAGAGGAGGCCGGAAGCTCATTTAACCGATCAGACACTTTTTTCATTACCTCGAAAGTGGTTGTACTTCCTTCCTGCAATGATTTTTGTACCTCTTCCGATGATATACCGATACCGTCCAATGCTTCTGCCGTGGCCGTTGTCATTTCACGTAAACGGGTATTTGCTTCCTTTATGGTATCCACTCCCTTGTCGGAGAAAATACCTTGTTTGCTTGCATTTGCTGTAATGGCTACAAATTCCTCCGCGCTGATACCCGCCTCTTTGAAATATGCAGGGTATTCTTTCAATGTATCAAGAAACTCACCGTTCGCATCTGCACCGGCCACAAAACCATCCTTTATAATATTCATGGCCTCTTGTGACGTGATGCCGAATTGCTTCGATACCGAGTTAACCGCCTGCAATGTCTCTTTGAAGTCTTTACCGTACATGTCGGCCACGGCCTGAACCTCGTTCCGGTATTCCTTCAGTTCATTGCCCCCAAGTCCGGTGAATTGCTTCGTTAACTTGGTCGCCTCTACAAGCCCCTTGTTGTAATCATAGAACCATTTGAATGCCATCCCGGCACCAACGATACCGGCCAAAGCGAGAAATACAGGATTGGTAAGCAACCCTTTCATGGTGGCTCCCAATGCCTTAATATCCGTGTTTATTTTTTTTAGTCCCTTGGAACCCTCTCCAAGATTCATCAGTGATTCTCCGAATTGGTTGTTAAGTCCGATGGCTTCAAGGATACTGTTTTTATAATTCCCGACATTTCGATAATAACGCCCTGTTTCTTCTTCTGCCTCTTTTAATTCATCCGTAAGGTCGTTGATTTTTTTGGCCAATGCGCCGCCTATCTTTTCGTTTTCACGTTGTTCACGCGATAGTGCATCGTATTCGCGTGTTAAATTGGACAATTCCGCACGCATACCACGTAAAGAACCCTCTTGCTCATGGTCAAGTTTAATTTGGTTCTTTACAACTTTTTCAATGTCCCTTATGGTTGACTTATATTCGTCTGATGCTATTTTTGTAGCCGAAATAGCCTTGTTGTATTCCTCTCGTGAAATACGTCCTTCATTTAGTTGCTTTTTCAGTTCGGATTCAGTTTCCTTTACCTTGTCTAATTTTGCACGATATTCGGCGATTTTCTTTATTGCATCGGCATAATTTACTTTTATGTCTAAAACCTTTTCTACTTTGTCGTTTGCCATAGTTTTATAATTTTAGAAGTTTCACATCGCATAAGTTATTATCTCCGGTCTTGATTTCAAGTATTGCGAAATAAGCCCCGTATTGTTTCAAATACACGGGCGTATATAAGTCCATGTTTTTTAAGTCCACAGGTGAAAGCTTTATGGTTTCCGTGATTATCTTTGCTTTAGTAATAAAATCCATATAGCTACCGTAATACTCGCTGATTAATGTTTCCCATCCAAGACCTACAAAAGTAGCACGCCATGTACGGTTATACTGCCTATATAATATACGTGGCTCCACGTCATCATATTCCACTTCTCCGGAATCATTGTAGCGATAGATAGGGATACGAGCGTATGAATTATCTGAAGGTTTTCCATATTCATCCGTCCCCGCGAAAATGGAAGTATATGCTTCCCTTTCCGCATCCAACGTTTTATCGTTTACATTTATAACTCCGTCATAATTCCCTTTTACTGTGTCGTCTTCTTTATACTTGAACAAGTTTGATTGGGCAATGTCATCCAACCTATACCCTGTTGTATTAGGGACGTTAACTTTCGATATAAGCTTTTGGCTCCAATCGTATGCCACGGTTTTCTTTGAATACACCTCTTTGTACTCATGGTATATGAACTTTCCCGGCTCCGTTGTCACATATAGCCCGTACATGTTTTTTATAGCTTTCAGGATGTCGGTCAGCTTTAAATCAGGAATATTTGCGGAGAAATAAAAAGCAGCCCCATTCCGTAAATCTTCAACATACGGATTGACGTTTATGAATGAATTATCACTTGATGATGTATATACCAATGTACTTGCCTTAATAAGATTGAATCTAAGACATTGTTCTATCTTCGGCTCTATTGATAAATTAACGCCTAAAATTTGAATATCATATTTTATTTTAAAGAGCGTCTTATATGGGTCTATCACTTCTTCTGATAATATTTCTCCTGCATATTCGTTACCCATAAATAACAATGGTACTACATAGCCATAAGGGGATGTTATTTCTTGGTATACAATAAGATGTAAATCCATATCGCAAACAATATCAATATGATTTGCATAAATGCCAATATTTTGTAATTCCTCGAAATCACCTATATAGCAATATTGATTCCCGTCATTCCTTAGTTGAATAAAGGTTATATCTTGACTGTTATTAGTTAATTCTTTCTCAACATAAAACGTTCTTTGTTCATCAGTTTGGTTTTGCTCCGCCACGTTCTGTGAAGTAAGTGGGATACATAGCCCGGCTATTTTCTCGATGGAATCAGGATAGGCTATTTCAATGCCGTATTTATTCTTTATACGTTGAAAAATGGTACTTAACGTTAATACCGGGTGATTGAATGCGTTCCACGTACTTTCATTGATTTCTATCCCCCAATCAATAAAAGGCATCATTGGAGATGAACCAGGCAAAACAGAAGTCACGACTTTATCCGTATCATCAGAAAATGGTAAATCCTTTAGCTTGGCGTTACCTGAAACAAGTTCCGTAAGGTTTGATGATGCTCCCCATGATAACGTGACTTCTATGTCCTCACCAATAGATAAAAGTACCACGTTTGCATTGTCAACAATCATAATCCCGTCACGCAACACCCGTCCGGAGTGGACAATATAGGGGAAGTCGCTCTCACTGCTTGGAAGCACCGCACCGCCGATAATCCGCATGTTATTGGCAGTCTTGGGCAACTTGATGGTATAGCTGTAATTGCTGACAATCTTGCTTATGTCTGACAACAAGTTACTACGGAAAGTAAGGTTTATACCACTTTCCGACATGTCTACACGTTGGTTGTTTATATATAGTTCGTCCCTCATAGTTTTTGTGAAATAAGTTCTGGCATTTCTATCTGAATCTCGAAATCCTGCAAATCAGAAGTGGATTGGGTGGAAGTCCCCTCTGATATATGAATTGGAATCCATTCATTCCCGTCCCATAAAGAAGGCAAAGGAGAGGATAAAAGCCCAAGTAACATGTCAAATGTCTCTTTGTCTACTAAGGGGGAACATGCCTTGATTGTTTTGTGGGTTTCTTTGCCTTGGACACGGGTTATTCCATACACATCTAGAAAGGCTGTAGAATTTACTTCTGATTCTTCTCCTATGTCAGAAACCTTATATGAAATGTCACCGGGATTAAAGAGCCAATATTGGTAAAAGCCATGCCGGTCTATCCACCTGATGAAAATTCCGCAATCGGCATTGCTTATTTCGATGTTCAACACCAGATTATCAGTTATGGAAGTGAAGGTATAATCAAAGGTATAGTCAAAAATAGCTTTGTACTCTTCCATTAACAATATCGTAGCATGGTTTTGTGCTTTTGGAAAAGTACTATCTAAATCCAAATGCACAATGCCGGGCGTTACATCAATCCCTTTAAGCGGTTCATTGTCGCTTTGGGCTTGTACCGCGTTGTCAGAAGAATAAAAGCTGACTGTTTGAGGATAGTTTTTGAACCATATAACTTTCCGTCCGGAATTGAACGTTTCACCGATATTTATAACTCCCCAAATACATGTCATGGTAAAATTGAAATTACCTCCTTTGCCGATACTGACATGTACCTCAATGTCCAAACTTGGAACCAGTTCTGTTTCTTTGACCGAGAAGAATAAACGGATGTATTCGCTTATGTCAAATTGCACATAACCACCAATCGTTTCCCTTTTATCTTGATAAGAAACGCTTTCCCTTTGAACCGTAACAGTTACTTCGTCGTCTGTTTCTCCTTGAATCCTAATCAAATTGCGGTTGAATGCAAATGAAATAGCATCAGGGTAGGAAATTCCCCATCCGTCACTTATTATGTCCGTCCTCATTTTTTGTATTTAAGTTTATGTGTTCAACTTCCTGCTCAAATAACAAACCGACTCTGTCGGTAATGCTATTCACAGTTTTTTCTACTTCCGGTGAATAAATATCATTTCTCCCACCTTCACGATATAACTTGGTCCCTTCTGTCTTTATCTTGTGGGCTATTGCACCGGCCATGCTCATCAATCCCCTTTCTTTGGGTGTATATTTCGGTTTCCATCGTTCCGATGGTTCCCGTATATATTGTATTGGTGGCACGGATATGCCTTTGTCTATAATCCATTGCCGGATTATGCCGGTGAAGTTGTGGGGTGTCCTACCGGCACGCCGTCCCGTTTCCAAAGTCCCAAAAGGGAACCGTCCCCATAATATCCCACCGTTTTCCGTAAGTTCAACTTTGATGCTATCTTTTGTGCGTCCGCTTGCAACTTGTTTGGCCGCTACATGGTTCTTGTTTGGTTAGCTATACTATAGCATGTCACGCTGTTTTCGTCAATGAAACATTAAAATCGCAGCATCCCTCAATATTTCTGCCACGAAAAACCACCCCGCATGCAGCAGTGGACAGCATGCGGGGCGGTAATTATGGATTCAGTTCATCGAAA